CCGCCGACCGGGTCGAGCGCTGGCCGGTCGCCAAGCTCATCCCCAACGCCCGCAACGCGCGCACCCACAGCGACGAGCAAGTCACGCAGCTTGCGGCGTCGATCGAAGAATGGGGCTGGACGATCCCGGTCCTGGTCGACGAGGCGGGCGGCATTATCGCGGGGCACGGCCGCATCCTTGCGGCGCACCGGCTCGGCATCGACGACGTGCCGGTTATGGTCGCCGTCGGCTGGAGCGACGCGAAGAAGCGGGCCTACATGCTCGCGGATAACAAGCTTACGCTGAACGCCGAGTGGGACCTGGAGCGGCTTGCGATAGAGATCGCGGAGCTTCGCGCATCCGATTTCGGCATTTCGCTGATCGGGTTCAGCGAGTCCGAGATTGACGATCTTTTGAAGGCGGACGAGGGCGGCGAGAAAACCGGCGCCGGCTCGCTGGCCGAGCGGTTCATGGTCCCCCCGTTCAGCGTGCTTAGCGCGCGCGGCGGCTGGTGGCAGGAGCGCAAGGCGGCATGGTTGGCGCTAGGCATCCAAAGCGAGCTCGGGCGGGGGGAGAATAGCGCGCCGGGTGGATCGCCGCGGCCGCTCGACCGCGCTAAGGCGGCGCGCGCCGAGCCGGGCGGCAGCAAGATGCCGGCGGCCGACTACAGCAAGACGCACGCACGCGGCGACGGGCGGGGGAGGGCGATTGACCCGCAAGGCTAACGCGCAGCCGGCCGGCGGCGGCGGGGGCGGCTGGGCAAAAATGAACGAGTCCATGGCGGCAAACCGCGCCAAGCGGCAAGCGCGCACATTTGGCACAAATGCGACCGTCGGGAATGGCGGCATGTGCGATCAGGTCACGTCGCGCAGCAACCTCACGTGGGTCGGCGGCAACCGGACCTCCGAAGGCCTCGACGAGACAAGTCAAAAGATTCTTGCCGCCACCGTCACCGGCACCTCGATCTTCGACCCGGTGCTGTGCGAACTCGCCTACCGTTGGTTCTGCCCGCCCGGCGGCTTGGTGCTTGACCCGTTCGCGGGCGGCTCGGTGCGCGGCATCGTCGCGGCGAAGTGCGGGCGGCGCTATATCGGGGTTGACCTAAGCGAGCGACAGGTCGAAGCCAACCGCGCGCAGGCCGACGCGATATGTGCCGGCGGCGAAATGCCAGAGTGGGTCGTCGGTGACGCTGGCGACCTTGATTTCGATGAGTGCGATTTCGCGGCGGACTTTGTGTTTTCATGCCCGCCATATGGCGACCTTGAAGTTTACAGCGATAACCCCGCGGACCTTTCGACTATGGCGCCCGAGGCGTTCATGGCCGCCTATCGAAAGATCATCGCGGCGGCGGTCGGCAAGCTGAAGGCGGACCGGTTCGCTTGCTTCGTGGTCGGCGACTACCGCGACAAGCGGGGTTTCTATCGGAATTTTCCTGGCGAGACGGTCGCGGCATTCACCGCGGCCGGCGCCTGGCTCTACAACGAGGCAATCCTCGTAACGGCGGCTGGCTCGCTTCCGATCCGTGCGGGGAAGCAGTTTTCATCAAGCCGCAAGCTCGGAAAGACGCACCAGAACGTACTCGTCTTTTGCAAAGGCGATCCTCGCAAGGCCACGGAAGCCTGCGGGCCGGTCGAGATAGACGAGTCGCTGTTCGAGGAGTTCGGGGAGGAACTTTGACGCCCCCGGTCGTCACCGATCATTTTGATATCCGCGTTGTCCGGGACGACCTTTTCCCCGGCGGGACGAAGGCGCGGTTTGCGGGCCGGCTCTTCGACGGCGCCGACGAGGTTGTCTATGCGAGCCCGGCCGAGGGCGGAGCGCAAACGGCGCTGGCGATCATCGCTCAGCAACTGGAAAAGCGCGCGACTATTTTTGTTGCAAAACGGCAGACCCCGCACGCCCGGACCCTTATGGCGAAGGCGCACGGGGCGAAGGTTTACCAGGTAAGCCCGGGCTACCTAAGCGTTGTCCAGGCCCGGGCGCGCGCCTATTGCGCGGCCACCGGGGCGCGTCTGGCGCCCTTCGGCTTTGATTTGGCATGGTCGGGAGGATCAATCGCCGAGGCGGCCTTGACGACGGGCGAGACGCCCGAGGAAGTTTGGTGCGCGGGCGGCTCGGGCACGCTGGCGCGCGGGCTCGCCAAGGCATGGCCACGGGCGCGCCTTAATGTGGTTCAGGTCGGGAGGGAGCTGACGGTCGCGGGCGCCGCGATGCACAAGCACAGCTTGCCATTTGGGGAGGTGGCAAGGACCAAGCCGCCATTCCCGGCGGACCCGCATTACGACGCAAAGGCTTTTGAGGTTTGCCTTGCCAGGCACGGGCCCGGCAAGGTTTTATTTTGGAATGTTGCCGGGCCCGCGGGTTAGGCGTTCATCCTCGGCGCGTAATGACGACGTTGAACGTTTCGTTATTATCGAGCACGATGATCATATTTTCCGGGTCTGAGACGTCAACATGATTGATATACGCGTCGTCGCCGATGTCGGTCAGATCGCCTTCATCGTCCTCTCGGTAAAGGTGCATGTGGCGGCCTTCGATCATATCGCGGATGAAAAATCCGACGTCGCGGGCGTTCGCGGCGGTCATTGTGCGGCCGCGGCGCGCGCCTCCAAGGCGATCGGAATTTGCCGAATGCGGTCTTCGCTACAAATTCGGCGACGACCGTTTGAAAATCGCACCTCGTATTCACAAAGTTGAAGGTTGATTCTAATAATCTTCGCTCTGCGCCATGCTGTAGTGCCTTTCGTTGGGACTGTGGTGGTCATTGCTTCGATCAGTTGGCCTTCGGTATAATTGACTTGCTCGTCCATTAACCTCTTGCCTCCAACGCTATCACCGCGAGGTCACGGTATTTCGCCATAGCCTTAGGGCTCGACGAATACGGCTTGATGACCGTCGCCTTAAGCCCCTCGATGTCGCCGGCTTTCGCCAAAGCAACGAGGCCTTCCGCAGCGGCCCGGTAGCGGGCATGTGTCGCCGCGGAGAAATCCGGAGGCGCCGGAAGCTTGCCAGACTTCGCCGCGGCCAGGACGGCGGCGCGCTTGCCTGTGGGCTTGTTGGTAAGTTCGTCTGCAACTGATTCCGCGATCCTGCGAAACTTTTTTGGCTTAATCCCGGCTTCAACGGCGGCAGAAACGGCGTCCTTTATGCCCTTGGCTGTCTTTGCTGGCTTAGGCGCCTTAGCTGCTGCCATAGCGGCTCTGGTCGAGGCTTCACGAATCTTGTAGTGGCCTTCGGTGACTTTGTAGACATCAAACTCGCTCAGCCCGGCGGCTTTCGCCGCGCGCCTTGCGTTGCTCGCGTTGCTATAGGTTTTTTCTATACTCATGGTCGTGCTCTCCTGGTTATGGCCGAACCGCTCGCGCAATGCGGCGGCGCCGGCTTCGATGAGTGTCTCGGCGTCTTTGCCGATTTGGGCATAGAAGCCTGGGTTTTCGTAGGCACCCTGGGCGTCGAGGATAGCCGCGCGGTGCCGGTCGAGTCGCGGCAAGCGTGCGGCAACCCGGATAGCGTTGCGCCAATCACCGGCGGCCATGTGGCCCTCGATAATCGACGTTTTCGTGCGTGGGTCGTGCGGCTTGGCGCTGCTCATGTGTCGCAGAGTAATGAGAGACTAAAAAACTGCCAGCCCCAGACAAAAATAAATCTCGAAAGCGAGAGCTATGGCCGAAGGCATAACCACGCAAAGCCTCGCCGGCCTGCTTGACCTGGACGCGGAATCGATCAGGAAGCTCTTGAACTCAGGGATTGTGGTCGGGTCCGGCGTCCGCGGCCGCTATCTCCTTGCGCCGTCGGTCCGCAACTATGTCCGGCACTTGCGCGAGATCGCCGCCGGGCGCCAGGGCAATGAGCTAAACGCCGTCGACGAGAACGCGCGGCTGAAAATAGCGCAGCGCCGGAATTACGATCTGAAAAATTCGATCCTTGAGGGCTCCGCTGTACCATATGAGACGATCGCGCCGGCGTGGGCCCGGGTTGTCCGCGCGATCCGGTCCGCGATGCTGGCGGTCCCTGGCAAGGCGCGCTTCCGATTGCAGCATTTGACGCCGCGCGACGCGGAAGTGCTTAACGAGATCATTCGCGACCAGCTTACCGCCGCCGCGCTGACGGACGAGCCGCCGCCGACAGACGACGCGCACAGCGCAATGCGGATAGAACATGACCCCGGCCGACCGCCTGGCAACGGGCACGCTACGACTTCTTAAGCCGCCGCCGCGCCTATCCTTGCCGGATTGGGTTGAGGCCGAGTTTCGCCTGCCGGAGCGCTCGAGCGCGCAGCCTGGCCGGTTCAACCTTTGGAAATATCAGCGCGGGTGGCTTGAGGCGATTGGGGATCCGCTAACGCCGCGCGTGACTCTCATGAAGGCAGCGCGTCTCGGATTTTCAAAATGCCTGATCGCAACGATCGGTTCATACGCATGCAACGATCCGTGCTCGGTGATCTTGCTCGTGCCGACCGACGACGACGCGAGGCGTTACGCGGTCGACGAGGTCGAGCCGTCGTTCGAAGAAAGCCCGGCGCTGCATGATTTGATCCAGCGCGGAAGGCTCGACGGCCGAAACACGCTTGTCATGAAAGCGTTCAATGCCGGGGGATCGCTGAAAATCCTAGCCGCGCGGGCGCCGCGCAACCTGCGCATGCACGACGCGAAGGTGCTCCTTATCGACGAAGCCGACGCGATGGAGGTTACGGTTGAGGGCGACCCGATTCTATTGGCCGAGAAACGCACGGTTGCCCACCCGGATCGCAAGATCGTATGTGGCTCAACGCCGACGAGCGAGGACACGAGTGTTGTTAGCCGTCGCTTTGACGAATCAACGCAAGAGATTTTTGAGGTGCCTTGCCCGGAGTGTGGCGCGTTTAACGAAATAGGCTGGTCGAACATCGAGTGGGAGTCCGGGGAGCCGGAAACCGCCAAATATATGTGCCCGCATTGCAATGAGCTCGTCGACGAGCGCAGCAAGCCGGATATGGTGGACAACGGCCGGTGGCGGGCGCTTAAGCCGGACGTTGTGGGCCACCGCGGCTTTCGCATCAACGCACTCGTAAGCCTTCTCCCTAACGCATCATGGGGGCAGCTCGCGAGAGAATATCTTGATGCGAAGCGCGGCGGTCCTCACATGATGCAGGTGTTCTATAACACCGTGCTCGCGAAGCCATGGCGGACAACGATTAACCGCGTTGACGCCTCGATGCTCGCGGATCGCGCCGAGCCGTGGGGCCTGCCGACGTCGGGGCACGGTATGATAGTGCCAGAGCACGTCATGGTGATCACGGCCGGCGTCGACACGCAGGACGATCGGGTCGAGTGCGTGCTAATAGGCTTCTCGATTCACGGTGCGCCGTGCATTTTGGGCCATCTCGTTTTCGCCGGGAACACTCTAGAGGACGGCGTTTGGAAAACTCTCGACGGTTTCCTAAAGAGCAGGTGGCGGCATCCTAACGGATGGATGATCGGGATCGACGGGACCGCAATTGACTCAGGCGGGCGGGAAGGCCGGACGCAGAAGGTTTATGACTTCTGCTACCCCAGGATGTCTCGATACATTTTCGCGATCAAGGGCCTGCCCGGCCCGCGCAAGATTTGGACGAAACTCACGAGCGTCAAGGGCGACATGCGCGCATTTGGCGTCGCGGTCGATGTCATTAAAACCGAAGTTCTCGACCGGCTGGCGCGTGAGCCGTTCAATGAAGATGGAAGCGAAAACACTCAAGCCTTCCGGCTAAGCGATCAGCTAAGCGAGGAGTTTCTTGAGCAGGTCACGAACGAGACGCGCCGCGTGCGGTTTGTTAAAAACCGGCCAGTGATCGAGTTTCAGCCGAAGCGGGCGGGCTCACCAACTGAGGGACTCGATTGCACGGTGTATGCGCTGGCCGTGCGGCAATCGCCGAGCGTGCGTTCGATCGATTTACGGGAGCGGGCGGTGAGGCGGCCCCAGCCAGGAAACGAGCCGGTTAAGCCAAGCGTAGGGGGTTGGGCCGAGAAGTTCGCCGCGCTCTGAAACGATGACGCGGAAATCTGCTTGATTCACCGATACGTGGCTCGCCGCACTTTATTTTCTAGCTCGCGAATTCTTTGCGTCATGCAAAAATGAATAAACCCTGGATCAACCCGCATTTCTGCGTAACGCGGCAGCCCTCTTTCGGTGTCCAGCGGGCCGAGATACATGATGCGGCTCTGCCCCAGAGTGATGTCCTCGCGCGGCATCTTAAGTTTTATGTCGATTGTGCACGGTGTGCCTGCAATGCCAATACTATCAGCCGTACCGGTCATGACGTGTAAATCTCCGGCGCCGTCCTCTGTCGCAACCAAATGTTGCAGCCTTTCGATTAGCTCTGTTACGGTCATTTCTTCGTTCCTTTCGGCGTCCATGGGGGTCGGCCCTCCAATATCGCGGTGAGCGCGAGCGCGACGTAGCGTGGCGCGCCGATTTTAGTCCACCTCTCAGGTTGATGTTCGCCGCATGCAAGGTGGCGGCATAGGCCTTTTTTGTCGATGCCGCGCCCTTCCAGCAGGACGAGCGCGGCCTCAAAGTCACGGCCAGATAGGAATCGTTTCGCCATAAGCGGCAGGTAGCGCCAATTGGCGGATTTAGTCAATGGGCCGGGGCCTTCGCCCCGGCCCAATCATTTCACGCGGCGGCTTTGAGAAGTTCGCCTGCCTTGCGTTCGATATCGACTCGCGTGTCTTGCCAGACGATGCCGCGCGCGTAAGCCGCAAGGGGCCGCCATGCTAAACGCCGTAATTATTTATCTTCTTGCCGTGGCTGTTGTCGTCGGCGCGCCCCTTGTCGCCACGGGCGTCGAGCTCTGGTGCCGCTAGTGGGCAAAAAAAAGAGCCGGAAGCGAGAGCGGGCTGTCACCTTTGGGAGACGCCCAGCGCCGACCTCGCGCTACGGCGGCGGAACGAATTTCTATAACCCGATCCGCGGCGGAAGCGGGTCGTCGTTCCTGTTTAGCTGGAATCCTGCTCTTCGTGAGCCGATCTTCGACGTCCGTGAGGGCTGGGCGGGCGCGGCTGCGCGCGCGATCGACAGCCTGCAAAATTCAGGGTTCATGGCGGGTGCCGTTGAGACTGCCTGCGGGCAGATGATCGGCTCCGGGCTGATGCTCAACGCGAAGCCGGACCCGACGCTATTCGGAGGCAATGAGGCGAGCGCGGAGGCGTGGGCGCAGATTGCCGAGAGCAAGTTTTCGCAATGGGGCGCGAGCCCATGGGACTGCGACCTCGGCGCTAGGTTTACGCTTGGCCAACTTCAAGACCAGGCGGTGCGGCAATATTTCGCCACGGGCGAGATCGTCGCGACGCTTCCTATGGTCAAAAGGGGCGGCAATTCTATTGGCCTAAAAGTCAACGTCATGCCCAGCATGCGGCTTGTACAGGCCTCGATCATGGGCGGCCCGTACAACCAGGTCCAGGGCGTCATTCTTGGACCGAATCATGAACCAACCGCATACGCGATTCTCGACGCCGCGCTGATTTGGGGGATCTTCAAGCAGGATATCGTCCAAGCGCGGACGGCGGGCGGTCGCCCTGTGGTTGTCCATCTCTTCACCGGCGATCCTGGCGCGGTGCGTGGCATCACGCCGCTTGCCCCGGTTCTCAAGGTGGTCCGCCAATACGACCAGCTCGCGGACGCAACGCTAACCGCAAGCCTATTGCAGACAATTTTCGCGGCGACCGTCGAGAGCGATGCAATGACCGGAGACGTCATGCAGGCGTTCCGCGGGACCGACGAGCAGGACGTTGAAGGTGCGCTGCCAGGAGACTTCGACGTCCTTATGAAGCAGCGACTTGAGTGGTATCGCTCGACGAAGGTTGATCTCGGGAGCTTCGGCAAGATAGCGCACATGTTCCCGGGGGAGTCGCTGAAGTTCAATTCTTCGATGCACCCAAATTCGAATTACGACGTGTTCAATAAATCTCTTTTGCGCGAGATATCGCGCTGCCTTTGCGTCTCGTATGAGTCGGTTTCCAACGATTATTCCCACGCGACTTACTCGAGCGTGCGGCAGGCGTCGGCTG